GCAACGGATTCAGCGTACCTTGTTTCTTCGGCTTTGATAATGCCACCTTCAGTGGCTTCGTCTACGTCAGGGAGTGCGATCAGTATCTTGTAACCAGAAGGTTCTGGCATTTGCGTAGATGTCTGAGATTCTTGATCGGTATCAATCTCAGCTACGTTGGTTTCAGATGTCATAAGTCATCCTGTTGTTGCACAAAATTATGGGTTTTGCGTTCCCAATAAAAGAATAATAGCTGAGAAATAATTTATTTCAACTATTTTCTATTAATTCAAATATTTCCTTAAACTCTCTTTCCGCTAAATTAAGACCTTCAATAACACCAGTTAGTCTTTTAAAAGTTTCAAAATCCTGAACACTTCCCTCTGCTAAATGGTTTTTAACTGACTCTCTTTCTTGATTTAAACGATTAAGATAACCATCCCTAAGACTACTCCCTAATAGGTCCGCCATCTTTCTGCTCCTTATTTTTATCCATTAACTTTTCAGCTATTCTTACACCAACATCAGCACCTTTTGCTTTTTCTTTAGCAGAAAGCTCTTGACCAGCAATTTTTGCATCAATAAGAGTATCCATTATATCAACACCAACTTTGGCTCCTGCTATTTTCTCTTGCGATTTAATTCTTTCTACTTCAATCTGATCCTTGCGTAAATCACGATCTGTTGTGGCTTGTTGTTTCATTGCATCAGCTTGTGCTTTTCTATCAACATCTTTCTCTTTAATGTCAAGTTCACGCATCTTAGCTTGTACTAATGGGTCTTGCATCTGCTCTTGTATTTGTTCTTGCTCGAAATCTTTCTGATGTCTACTTAATAATCTTTGTGAAGCTTCTGCTACTAGAGTAGATAATTGCTTCTCAATATGTTCTGGTAAAGGCTCACCAATAGGAGGCAATGGTGTTCCAAGTTCTTCTTCAATCTGCTTCCTATATAAGAAAGCTAAATGTTCAGTAACATGAGCATCTAAAGAAGCTAAAATAGTTGGTCCCATTGGAGAAGTTTCTGCCCTTTGTCTCAATTCTGGGTCCTCTGATGCTGACAAATGCACTGTAATGTGTGCTTCATGATCTTGATACTCAAAGGCTTTAACAGGCTCACCATTAAGCATATTCATATTCTCAGCTACTGGATCAATAGGTTGTATCTCATCTTCAGTAGGTACAATCTTATCAGCATCCTGTATACCTAATACATCCAACATCTGCCTATGCAACTCTTGCATATTGTACATTTGAGGTGCTTGTTGTGCCAACTGTAGAGCCGCCTGATATTGCATGATTCGTTGACCCATAGTTGCCGCATTTGGATTAGAAACTGGTATTACATCAACTCGACCATCAAAATCTTCTGCTTTTATTTCCTGACCTGCTTTAACTTCATAAGGATAGGAAGGACTAGTAAAATCTCTAATAATATCTGCCAACAATTTAAACTCTGTTTTCATCGCAGCATGGAGTCTTTGCTGTATTGCTGACATAACCTTCATGGTTCTTTCCATGATTGCTAAAGTAGTTCCTACAGGAGCCTCCTGATTCATGTCATTAATCTTCATATCAGTTAGTGATGCAAATCTTCTACCTTCATCAACAATATTTTCAAGGAGTGAATAAAGCACTGCCGATGGTTCCTTATAGGGGAGAAACGCTATATTGTCTTTTATGGCTCCTCCAGGGACATCTACATCCCTAAATTCACCAGGCATTATCGGAGAGTCATCGCCCTTGATTCTTAGACCTCGTGATTTTAAACCACCAGGTAAGTTCGATAGAGTCCCTGCATCGACTAACTGACGCAATAAAGAAGTTGCTGATTTAGCCAATCCACCAATTACATGAATTAGACCAAAACCATAAAAACCAACACCTGGAAGGTATTGATAATGTACAAAATGTTGACGATTTAGTTTTTCTTCGTCATCTTCATACCAATTTCGATAAATAGAAAGAATAGTCTTTGAAGATAAATCAATCGTTACAATATAAGGCACTGCAATTCCAGTTAATTCTCCGCCTACATCAGAATCTTCATATCCTGGAATATCAAGATTTATCTGCATCTCCAATAAAGTATGTCTAGTATCAGATTCGTAATCACTGTCTCCTGTTAACTCATTGTATTTCTTAACAATTTCGTCTATATCTGGAGAAGGTGAAGGCAATTCAACATCTCTATAAAAACCTTTAACCTGCATTTTTCTAACTTCATTCTCAGTTTTTTTCATAACATGAGTTGATCTGTCACAAGTAGCTAAGTCACTAGTTCCATAACTAACTATAAAGTCCTCTGCAGGAACAAACATAGAACATGGTCTACCCATGTTTACATCATAATAAACTTTACGAAAAGCCGATCCTGCTAGTGGTAATGACCACAATAGTTTTTCGGTTTCATTTCGATACTCAACCATCTTATTGGTAAGTAAATAATTCATGTAGTTCTGTATTCGATGTGATTGCTTAGTTTTATCATCCGTCATTTCTCCAACAATCTCAGTCTTTACAGGACCAGCAGGAGGGAAGATTTCTGATATAGCTTGTGCTTGGAAGCGAACTACAGCTTCTGTTAACATAGGGTGAAATACACCACAAGCTCCAACCCAAGGTTCAGTGCGTTCATCTATCTTTAGACCTAACTGATCTAAACCTTTAGTATAAGTATCTTCCCAATCTTTGCGTGAGTCTTTATCGCCTTGATAAAGCGGTATTAATTCATTGGCAATTCCTTCTAGAATTTCTTCTTCTAAAATTTCTGCTAGATTTGCGTTAAAATCCCCTTCTTGATTATCTTTCGTTGGATCAAAATCAACTACAACTCCCCCTTCCTCAGTCATAGTGACTTCAATTTCAGGGTTTGCTTCAACTGTATCGATTTCTACATCGATTATAGTACCAGCATTATCTAGTCCATTAGCCGATCCAGGACCTATCGCTTTATCTATTGCCATAAATTATTTTTTTACTCTTTTTATATTTACTTTTTTAGTTGTCCAAGCTTCATTAACATCAGGTGTACTGGGATCATCAGCTTTGTAACGACCCTTTACAGTTCTTGCACGAACTTTTTTAGTCACTGTTTTAGGTTCAGGCTCTGTTTTAACCTTTTTCTTTACAACAGCCGAAGGCTTTTCCTTCTTAACTGCTTCTTTTTTAGAACCTGAAAACGCCCAATCTATACCATTTTTAATGATACTTTTCGCTATATTCCAAATAGACATACTCTGCTCCTATACATAAGTAGTTTTTTTTCTGCGGTTGTTCATTACAACACCGCACCCCTTGTGGTGACGCTTTGGTCTTTTAGGTTTAGTATATTTACTACCCATCAAATCTTACCACCACCATACTTCCGTTTTACGGAATCATTATAATTTTCATGGTTAGCCATTCCAGAAGGGGTATAACCTCTTCTGTTTTTAGTGCTACCACCAGTTTTACGAAAACGAGTACCATATGATTTTACTTCCTTTTTAGCCGCCAGTCTTTTTTTAGGATCAACAGCAACCTTAGGCTTCAATGCTGCCTTCGGCTTCTTCTGCTTGAAGTAATCATCTAATCCCTTTTTAACTGCTTTAGCTAATTTGTCAGCCATCAGTAATACTCCGTTTTAATTTTGTTAAGTTTTTATTTTACCACCGCCAAACTTTCTCACAATTTGGTCTTGAAATACTTCCACTTTTCCGCCTCCTGCTTTTTCTTTTACTGTTTTTCTTCTTTGCCTTCTTGTTGCTCTATCCTGTTGTCTTTTTTCCCTTCTTTCTCCAAACTCACCTAATTTATTTTCAAGAAAATGTTTTCGTTGCTTCAAACGCATTTTAATTTGATCTCTTGGTGACATTCCTGTACCTGTGAGACTAGGAGCTTCATCCATTATTCTTGCTCTATCCTGTTGTCTTTTTTCCCTTCTTTGCCTTCTTGTTGGAGTTGGATTTTCATTCTCAGCTAATTTCTTTCTAGTTCTTTCATTTCTTCTTTTTGCCCTTTTTGTCAACTTTGGTTTTTCACTCATAATTTTTTCCTATTTATTAATAATACTCTGCTTTTTTAATATAAAAAGGTTCTTCTTCCTCATCACTATAAAGACTAATGAACCCACCCTGTCTGTATCTTAATAATGCTTGAGTAGCACTATCCACTAAGTCATCATGTGCTCCATTAGGAAATACAGCAAACTGTTCTATTAATTCTTCTGCCCATCGTGTTGGAGGTGCCCACACCATACTAGATGCAAACAAGTCCGAAACCGCATTTACCCTAGAAATCTTGTCATTACCTCGACTAGGGGTAAATTCCGATACAGGTATCCCCATTTGTCTTAATTCAAAGATTAATGGTGAGCCTGCGGCTTTTGCCTCAACAATAAATGCGTCTGGTTTAAATTCTTCATACAATTCAAAGGCTCTTTGCTTCAAACTGGGGAACTCTAAACGCTCCTGATACGCATCCAATAAGATAATGTGATTCTTTTCGATGCCATCTTCAGGATCAACCCAAGGAAACACCCCCCATGTCGTACAAGCTGAATAATCAGCTCTTTCGGTCTTTAAAAAGGCGGTATCCCAAGATTGAATAATAAATTCGCAATTTGGTGGCTTTTTATGCTCCCATTCGTTCCACCATTCTCTTTTTACCAAGGCTCCTTCTTCTGCAGAAGGGTCTTGTTGGTACTGAGCCGACCATTTAGCTACTGGTAATTCAGCTTTTAGTGACTCAAGCTCCTCAATACTCCAAAATTCTGCCCATAATGGGTTACCTGAAGGCAAAATAGCAGGTAATTCAATAATTTCCCACTCTTCGGCACCTTGTCTTTCGATAGATGACTTAACTATTTGTCCTGTTAGGTCTCTTTGGTGCCATCTGGTCATTACTACAATGATTGCTCCACCAGGTTGTAGCCTTTGTCGTGGTCCTGAGGTATACCATTCGTGAGTACGATCAAATACAGCAGGATCAGCACTTGATCCCTCCTGCTCTGAGTGTGGATCGTCAATAATTAACAAATCCGCACCTTTACCAGTGACCGCACCGCCTACTCCTATCGCAAAATACTCCCCACCTTGGCTCGTATTCCACCTTCCTGCAGCTTTTGAGTCGGCTTGCAGGGCAGTATTAGGAAATAAAGCCTGATAATCCTCAGAATTGACCAAATTTCTCACTTTTCTACCGAAACCTACCGCTAATTCTGCGGTGTGAGCCGTTTGTATCACCTTTTTATCAGGAAATTGACCCAAAAACCATGCTGGCAGCATATGACTAGCAAATTCAGACTTCGTATGACGAGGCGGCATGTTGATAATGAGCCTTTTCAGCTCTCCCCGTGCTACTTTCTCAAAAGCTTCCGCCATTATTTCGTGATGATGACCCTCAATGAAGGCAGACCACATTTCTTTGACGAAGGGTAAGAAGGATGATTTAACTCGTTCACGAGTTTTGGCATCTTCTAGGGTTTTAAGTTGGTCAAGTAACTCTCGACATTGGTAGTCTGGAAGCTGACCTATCTGTGCAGCTATTTTATTTAGCTTATTTA